GTAGTGTTAACCAAACCCGAATTATTCACCAGCACGAGGCCATTCTGCGAAGCGTAATATACGCCTTGCAGATTGGTAACCACACTACCGCGTGCGACACACGGCTCAGCTGCCTGGATCTGAGTCAATAAAAAGTTAGCCGGGGAATTACCGGTGCCCACGGATGGGTATCCCACGGTCAAGACCATGAGCTGACCCTGCCAAACCGTCATCGCGCTCATGTCGTATAGCACCGATTTATCGTAAATCTTCGGCCAAGCGTGCGGGTGATACGGCTCACAAAAATGAAGAGTATTATTGGTAAACCCCACCATCATGCCGTTGGGAAGAGCGACCAGACCATCGAGTGCATAAGGCGGATTACCCCAGGTCTGCGTGGCAAGTGTGTAATTGCCGACCACCTGCAGATCGGTAAACGGATCGACGTAGACGTCCGGCACCGGATAAGTCCCAGGCACATCGTCGTCATCGTATTTAAAAACATTTACCGCGTAGTAATCCACTGATCCGTTATTTCCAACGACAGTGCGGTAAAGCGTAACACGTTTAACGATAGGAAAATCAGGCTTATCGATAGGATTGGGCGGCCTGATCGCCGGCATGCCGATAACCGTCCAAGTCCCATCGTTGGGACCTTCGGCCACACCGCTCGGCACCGAGGGGGCACTTTCTTCGCCGAACTCGTTTATGTATGTAAAAACATATACGCGAGCGTCAAAGGGTAACGTACCGTCAACGGTACCGCCATCCACCGTCACGGCTAAGGCATAACCGTCAGGTGGCTGAGTTATCCCCAGCTGGTAAGGCCCGATGCCGTCCTTGACCCGCTGAAACGTCGTCCACCACGGCCCCGCCGGATCGCCAGGGTTTGTCCAATAAACCCTATTCAGAAGATCGTTGGCGATAGGCGAACGAACGACCTGAGAAAACTCGCTGGGTAAACCGAACCAGACAAACTGCTGGCCATCTTCGCCGGGAATTAATTCCGGAAATTTATAGGCTCGGCGCGAACCAGGAAAGGCTATCTGGAACAGTCGTTGAGGTAGACCATCGAGAGTACCGGACCGCAAATCGCAATCGACCGCCTCGGCCGACATCTTCTCGGGGAGGACATCGGGGTCAAGGCGGGGGATCATCCCGCCAAACTGTTCGAGCTTAAATGCTACCACTACTTACCCTTCTTCGACGCCTTAGCCTCACGCCTCTCCTCGGCCGCACTTGGTTTCTTACCCTTCGCCATCTCGGCGCGGTCTTCCTTGTCCATCAAAAACGCGGGCTTCTTTTTAGCGCCCTTCATCTGATCCTCCTACCACAGCACCCAAACACCGCCGACAAACTTATAGGTCTGAACCTGCAAAGCTGTCGCCGCTGTAGCTGAGCCAGCCACGGCTGCACCAGCCCCATCGAGGATCGTCAACGCTGTGACAATCGACCGGAACTTAAGCTGGCACGTATCGCCCAGCGCCGGTCCAGGCGGCAGCCAAACCGTCAACGTGGCGATAGTAGCCGAGTGCGAAAAGTAATAATCACGGCAACCGGACGGGAGCTTAACCACCGTAGCCGTAGCCGGCGCACTGGTCTGCGCCACGGCAGGGTTGGAACCAGGTGGGAAAAACCGGCTCTGGGCATTGAGGAAACTAGGCATGACGCTCTCCTTACTACGGTAGTAAAAACTACATCGTCCCGGGGCTGTCGCGGCCCATGCGCGGCATGGATTTACGAGCCAAGGCTTTTTTCATGGCTATGGGTTGGCCTGGGCTGGACGGACCGGGGATCGGGTCCGCCGGATACGAACGACCGGGAGTGCCCGCCGAGTTCGCCGCCGGGTTGTGACCCTTCGAGCTGGGGTTGACCGAGGACATGCCGGGCTTGCCCTTGCCGTACCTCGGACTGTCGATTGAGTTCATCACTTGACTCCCTGCGTCGTAAGCCGGCTGGTATCGATACAGAAAGCCGCCGACACGCTGCTCTGTTTTAACACGTATGCCTTCGATTCCTCGCACTTCGTCAGACTGGCAAACGGCACAATCACCGCCGCACCCGCCGTCACATTGTGGCCCGCCATATAAATAACCATCGCGGCCACCGAAACTGTTAGCGCGATATCCACCTATTATTGCCTAGAAATCTCCTGCCACGGCGCATTACCACTGTGCATCAACGTTATGTTAGACCCCGCAGGCGCAGCATAATCTATATTACCGCGCAATCTGACCAAAGTCGGGTCGGTCGTACTGACAGTGGCGTTGACCGTAACCGCCCCCGAGAAGGACAAAGTGATTACGCGACCGGCCCAACCGCCGTTAATCGTTTGAACACTGCCGGTATTCAACAACACAAACTGATCGCCTATGGGCGGTACGTTTAACGTCGTACCTCCCACAATCGACAGCGAATTACTGACGACATTAGTGCCAGCCGCCACTATCGGAGGGTCGCCTAAAAACCCAAATCGGTTCATTCTACCGATGCGAACATTGGCAGTCGGTACCGACGTATTAATCGGCGTACCCGTATTGTTGATCATCATGGTTCTATCGAGGTCGAGAATCGAAGCCGCGTTATTTAATCTTATTCCTATGGCGTTAGCATTTATAGCCGAGTCGTATATCGCTGTCGTGCCAGTAGTGCCGTCTAGAAACACCCCCGACTCAGGAGAACCAGCTATCGTCGCGTTGGTAATAGTAACGTATGAAGTGTTACCGCCGGTATCGCCGCGGTAAATACCGACCGGCACACCAAGAGCCTTTGGCGCAATCAAGTTAACCTGAGTATTCCCAGTCCCGGTAATCTCAAAACCGTGCGACCCAGCCGGTGCCCCGGAACTATCGGCATCGCAATCAATACACGTAGCTCCGCTGGTATTATCGAAAACAAAATGCTTGGTGTGGGTCCACGACAGGTAGTGCGATACCATCGTGTAGTCGTTTGAATTTTGTAATTTGAAATCCGCCCCGGTGCGTATCCAGTTAGCCGCCACCATCCCCGGCTTATTCGCCGAAAACGGCCAACTATGAATATGAGAAACCTGCCATGTATCGGTCGTCCCCTCGATCAGGATATTAGCCTTATTGTCAAACGACATATCGGCAATCGTCCCCCGACTAAAACCGTGAGACACAAATGCCTGGGCAAACCCCGTGATCAAACTGTTACGCAGGGTTATGTTATCGCCGGCAGCATTGAACACAGTGCCGGCAAAAGCCGACTCGTCGCCAGTCGGAAACGTCATACCGGATCGATACAACAACACACCGTCTACGGTGCTCGACGGACCCATGTTAAAGCTAACGCCGGAATTTAACCTGATCGAGGGGTAAGTCGTCCAAGGTATCGTGCCGACATTCGATTGCCCCAGCAAGCCAGCCTTACCAAACGAACCCTTGAAGGTACTCCCGGTTGGTATGTTAACCACCGACCCGTTGGCAGGACCAACGTAATAACTCTTATTGCCTTGATATAATGTCTGTCCAGTCAGCGCGCCTAAAGCCGCCTGAACCGCAACGCTATCGTCGGTCGTGCCGTCGCCCTTAGCCCCCCAAATCAGAGGCGTCGGCGTTAACCCGTTGAAATCGGCGATCCAACATTTATTGTCTAGGCTCTTAACCTGCCAGCCGCCATCTCCCGCACCGGATACGCCAGCCGTACAAGCCGAATTGGTCGCCTTATAAACCACAGGTGCGCCGGCATCCCCCGCCACCGCGAACCCCAGGCGCATCACATAAGGCGCAGCCGATATCGGGATATTACGCAGCGTCGTGTTGTTCTCGGTTGTCATCAGTGCGTCGGGCGAATAGGCACCCGTCAGCAATAACAACAAAGGGGCGAGTAATAAAAACCTACGCATCAACGGACACCCCACTTAGAACCGGTCCAGTATAATTCCACCGCCTGGAAGTCTTGGAACATGTAATAGTCGATGCTAGCGTCAATCAGCTCGACGCCATTCTGCTTGATCCTGATCGCATACTGCGAAGCGTTACCGGCGACATCCTTAAACCGAAGCGTCTGATCCAGCACCGGGGTAGGCGGCAGTGTTATGGTAATAGGCGCAGCCGATCCGTTGTTGATGCTGATCGACCCGGCCGCCCCGGCGGGCAAGGTCTGATTGCCGATAACCGTGATCGGCGTCCCCGGTGCCGGCGGCGGCAACGGCGGCGGTACCGGGTGCGTTGCATAACAGGACATGATAACCCCGACTTCTCTTGCCCGGTAAACCGGCCCAGCCACCGCCACGAACGACGCCAGATAGGCGAGGTTGGGCGTCCCAGCCGAGACAGCGAACTCGACCCTGGTGCGATCCGGCAATTGCACCCCGATACTGCTCAATATCATTGGGTTGGTATCGGCAGGCGGCGGCTCGGTATTCGAGTTACAGCAACCGCCCCCCGGAAAGGGAAACCACACCCCGGCAGCGGTATCCGGGTTCGGTAATATGAATAAATCCGACACCCCGGCAAGCTGCTGATCCGGCCCCAGCCAGGACTTGAAGTCGAACACCACCATCGTCGTGTCGACGTAGTTCTTGGCGATAATGGCAGGAGCCAGCGCCGAGGCGTTCTCGGTGGATATGCTAATCCGACGGGGGCCGCTCATTAGTTTTTGGCCCTCCCAGCGGAGAAATAAGGAAAGGCCCAACGGCCAGGACCGTTAGTGTAATCCTTGGTCGCGACCACCCGCGCCCGGTTGCACCCGGCCTTCCACATCTTGGCGTGAAACTGGGCCATCTGAGCGTTGGAATACGGCTTGGCGGGCTGCACCATCAGCCGGTACAAAATACCGTCGAGGATGGTTTCAAACCATTGTTGGAACAACAGCGGGTCGAACTCGGTGTTGAAATTTACCGGTTTCAGCGCCAATAAGGCCCAGCCTCGGCGCTCGGCATTTGGCGAGCAATCCACGGCAATCAGCCTGGCCGGCGGCTTGACCATCATTCTAACAATGGAGCCGTAACTGAAAAACCCGCGATCCATGCCGTGATTGGAACTGCCGAAATCGAGCACCCAGGCAACCAGCCAGTCGCCGTCGTAGGGGTTAAAGTCGACCTCGTTCACCCCCGGCGGCAGGCACCACTCGACCCACTCGCGGCGCCACGTCGACCGAATGTAGAACTCCTCGATGGTGTTCCACGCCGCCATTTTTACTACCGGTAGTAATACCCCGGGAACCATAGCCTGGACGTTGTCGTACAACCGTTCCAGTTGAGGGTCTTCGCCAAGATAGGCGTTGTCGTCGTAGACCGGAGCTACGGTAACGGCCATCAGCCGGCCCCCGCCGCAGCCGGCGGAGCACTGAGCATGATCAGCCCGGTGGTAAACCGGTTCATATACGCCGTCGCCGCCGTGGCGTTGGTAAACTCGTCCTCGCGCAGCTCGGCCCAGCCGACCACGTAGTAAATAAAGAGCGGGTAAAATATCTGATCGAGCGGAAACATCGCGTCGAGGTCCTCGACCGTGTAGAACGGCACGTTTGCACGCAGGCCCATCGCCAGGAATGCGTCCGGGCGACGCGCCCGCGCCTCTATAAGCGCCTGATTGAGCGCCTGGATAAGTTCCGCGTCGGCATACCGAACAGGTCCGGCAGCCGACGCGTTGTCGTTCAGGATCGTCCGCGAGGCCGCGAACAAATCGCCTATGGTTGGCATTTAATTGTTTCCTATGGAAACAATCTCCTACCCACGTATGGCGTACAGCTCGGTGATGGCGATGCCGTCGAGCACCTTGGCCCCGTAGACCTGTAACCCGCGAAGCAAGGTGCCGAAGGTGTTCTCGGACCGCATCGTCTCGACCTTGGTGATCTGACTCGCGAAGGTCAGCCCGTGCGGGTGGCCGCCGAAGATGCGGGTCGCCGTCGTCGCACCTTCCACCGCCGTCGGCAAGAGGTTACTCGAATAGAGGGTAAATCGGTCGATCATGCCGAGGCGGCCGTTGCGGACCAGCGAGACACCGTCGCCGCTGATCGACGCATTACGCAGATCCGACTTCTTGACGAGGCCGGCGACCCAAGGCGGGATCACCAGCCAACGGCCGGTCTCGGGGATGTTCTGTTCATCCAGCACCGTGCCCATGTCGACAATAGCGTCGACCACGTTGAGCGCAGTCAGAGTAACAGGAGCAGCAGTGGTACCAAGATTAAGATCGGAGATGCGGCCGGCAGTAATACCCTTGTTGTTAGCATCCACCCCAGCGTCGAGAAGGGCGAGAACGCCCGTGTCGATGACGATCTTGAGCTGTTCGGCGGCATCGTCCGACCACATCGACAGGAGGTTCATGTCGGATTGGCGCTCCATCACGTCGTCGAGCACCAGATTGAAATACTTGGCGTAGTCGATGGTCAGCTCGACCGTGCTAGACGATGGGCGGTCGACCGTCAAAACCTGGTCGATGGTATAATCGCGAATCGTGATCGTTGGTTTTGTGCGAATCTTGACCTTGTCGCCCTGATTGGAGATTTCCCCCTCGTAATCCGTATTAGCGATCGCGCTAAGAACGGTGGCCGAGTAGAATTTCTCGATCAGTTTGCCCGACCATATTTCCGGTACGAACACACCGCCTGCGGCGGCGCCGGAATATGCGGGTGATGCGGAAGAACCCGAATACGGGGTGCCTACCGTGACAGCCATCTACGTCTCCAACCGAATCAGTTGCTGAAGACGCGTCCTTCACGGGCTGCTGCGATGATATCGGTTTCGATGCTCAGCTTTTCAGCGTCGCGGCCCCGATACATTCCACGGTTCACATCCCGATAGAACGCGCCAATCTCTTGATTGGTCCAATTGCGTTTCTCCGGTGAAGCGCCGCTGTTGCCCGAGACGGAAGACCGCCCGGGTGCTACCAAGCTGGTGAGATTCACAGTGCCCGCCGAGGCGCGATCACTACCATTGCGGTAAGTGCCGTTTGCCCCTGTCTGGGTCCTGATCATCCCCCCGGAAGGCGCGGTATGCCCCGTCAGGTAGGAACGAAAAAATTGCCCGGTTCTGAATACATCACCTTGTGCGTAGGCGTCACGCAATAAATTCATCCGCATCGCGCCCGAGAACGGATCGGGCTGGTTCAGCCACGCCAAAAACCCGTCGTCGCTGTTCAGAGTTCTCCAGCGGTCGCCGATATCCGGGTCACGGTCGAGCGCAGCCATCACCTGCTGCTGCGCGATATTGGTCTGGGTCTGGCCTTGTGCTTGGGCAACCCCGTCGAGCTGCTGACGAAGCTGCTGGTTCTCGTACTCGATCTGGCGTAGGCGCTCGCCCATCGAGCCTTCGGCCCATCGCGTAACCGCCTCCGGCAAGTCGTCGCCCCAGACCTGCCGGTCCTCGTCAGAAACCCGAGGGCTATAACGTTGCGCCGGAGGCTCGTAAACCGGCTGAGGTTGCTGCGCCGGCGCCGACTGCATGGTGGCCAACAGGCTCTGGAGCTGAGTGACCTGACCGCGCAGCGACTGAACTTCGCCGTCGTACTTGCCCTGCAACGTGCGATAGCGCTGCTCCCAAGTTTCCTGCGGGCTTTCGGTGTGCAGCTCAGGCGTAAGATGCCCGTCGGTTTCATTTACTACGGTAGTATCGTCTTGAGTCTGCTCGGCCCGGTACTCCTCCAGCCCCGGCGTGTTGGCCACCCCCAATTCACGGGCGATCTGATCGGCCCGCTCGGCCTGCTCCCGCACCGCACGCGGAATTACCGGCTGATACTGGTCGTTGTTTCTCTCGTCGCTCATGGACTATAAGCCCTGGCTTTAGTCTGAACCGGCCCAGGCTTACCGACCGAATTGTATTTAGCACCGGTGACGGCGGCCTCGACCGCGATCCACACATCGCGCAATGCGCGTGCATAGCCGCATTTATCGTCGCGGCTGGCTTCGCCGGAAGGCTCCAGCGCGGCGTTGCTCATCTGATTGACGAGTTCGCCTAATTTATCATGGAACTCGCGGAAGTTATTGTTATCGCGTAATCCCGCGAGTGCCGCGATGGCATCCGTGCCGAAATTCAACGACAAACTACAACCCCTTGAGCATCCGGCTGCGCGACGTTAAACCATAGCGGCGCGGCCCGGACGCGACGCCCATATCACCACCCATGCCCATCGCGTCCATCAACGACGCGCCCTTTTTGTAGTGGTTGAACGCGTGCATCATCGGGTCGCCGCCGGTGTGGGCATTGAGGCCGGCGCCCTGCCGGCCGACGACGGTGCCGTGATCGACCGCCATGCCGGGCTTGCCGCCGATATGGATGTCTTTTACAGCCATAGTGCCCTCCTAAGACCCCGTCCCCGGTGTAAGGTAAACCGTCGCCGTCGTCGTGGTGATCACCGCCATATATGGCTGGCCGCACCCCATGACGATCGCCGACGTCGGCGGTATCGGGAAACTGGCGGCGACGGTGGCGACCACGCCGCTGTCGCCGCACTGGACGAAAACCGGCACCGTGCCGGTGTTATACACCCTGACGTTCTGCCCCTGGCTGGGGTTGACGTTGGAACGGCCGCTGGTCGCCGTAGCCGCGACGGTGATCGAGGCTCCACTCGGAGTAAAGCCGATATCGGCGGCGTAAGCCGGCGCCGCCAGCAATAGGGACAGAGCGAAAAACAGGTATTTCAAAGCCGTCAGACCCCGCCAACATAAATGGTCGTCGTCGGGCAATCCATCGGGTTCAGACTGTCGTTAAGTTTAAGCGATCCCTTAGGATAGGACCTGGAACTGCCTGTGGGACCTGACATATTCCCGCCCGAGCCGCCGCCCTTAATCATCTCCATCGAGCCTGACGACACCGTCTTGCCGGTGACCCCGGCGATGCTGGAACCCTTGGTGTAGCTATCCGCCATAGGTCGGCACTCCGTTGAGGTTTGACATGGGCCGATAATAGTTGAGCGCGTCTATATCAGAGAACCCGGGGAAACGCGAGGGTTCTACCAAAGGCGGAGCCTGGGTGTCGCCGAACGACCACGATGCCGTGGGTATCCCCTGTGGCTGTATGTCCTCCATCGCGACGGCGTACGGGTTGTACTGAACCGGGACGTATTGCGGCGGCCGGTTGAAGGGGTCGTCGTGGACCTCCTCATAGCGGTACTTGTCGTCAGCCCGCACCATGTCATAGAAATCCTGCACGTCCTTGGGATAAGGCATCGGCGCAACCCCGACTGCCTTCATATAATTCTCACTCGGCGCCGCCTGCGATTGCGGCCCAATCGGCATGTTGTGACGATATCTCAGGTCGATATTAGGAGGCTGCGGCTTACCCGACATGGTGTCCCTCGACCACCCACCCTGCAACTCGACGCCGGGGATCGACCAATCCTGCGGTCGCGACGGCGGCACGTCGGGCGGCTTCATCCGATGAGTGGCGATGTCGAACCGGTCCTGCTCGGTAATTGGGTCGGGCAAAGTTGTGTTGAATGGCTGACCGGCATATGCCTGGTCACCCACCGCCAACGCCCCACCGCCGACAGCCAGCCCGGTTGTGCCCTTATTGACATAATCGAACACAGTCTGGGCGGTCCCCTTGTCAGGGGATCGGAACATAATCTCGCCGCGCGGGTCGATAATCGACCACTGGTCCTTCTTAGTGAATGCCGGCATCAAGCGATAACCGCCGGCTACCGGGTAGGTCGGCGCGTTGGTATTAGTCGGTTCCAATGGCTTAAGGACTGTACCTTCAGGTAAAGCCTGAGGTTCACCAGGGCGCGGCGGCGGCCCCGGTTGCGGCCGGGGCTGGCTCATGGTGTGCGCCGGCACGTCGCCGAAAGGCGCCATCTCGGCGCCTCTCGAGCCGATATCGAGGGCATAACCCCGGGGTTCCGCTATAGCGGACCGGGCGTCGCCCTGCGCCGCCTCGTACGTGCGCGGTCGAGACAGGGGGATAACATTAGGGCCGGCGCCTTTTACCGACAGCCCGCCGCCACTTAAAGCGAGGGCAGCCTCGCCGGGATGTTGATTGTAATATTCCAACCCTCGACGGGCCACCTCGCCGGTAACCACATCGCGGGCGTAATCCCGAATCCCCTGAGAAACATCGGTCAAAGGCGCGATGTCGGTGGGTGCCAGCGACCGGCCCGAATCCCACGGGTCGAAAGGCAGGGCTTGAGATTGTGATTTAGCCGGCAGATTTACGTTTACGTCCGGGTCGGACCGCTGGAAATAATCCCGCAACCGGTCGGGTCCGTGCATTTCGAGGTTAGCCGGCCCCGGCGTGAACGACCACTTGCCCTGATCGTCCTTAGCCCACGACCCGCCTTGTTGCCCGTCGGCGCCGTGATAGACCGACTGATCGGAGAAACTGGGGTGATTGGGCTTCTTGAACGTGTCGGGGAAATGGTTGTTTTCCGACTGTCCTGCATTTGCCTTAAAGGCACCGCGCATGTCGTAGTCGTAGGTACTGCGTTGCTGCGGCGGTAAAGTCTTAAGCCATTTCTGATAATCTTTTTCCTGCTTTGGCGTAAGCACGGTATTGAACTGATCGCTGTAATCGAGCGGGTCTTTACCCCGAGTGTCGCCGATTGGCTTCAAATAAGGGCTGGGAAGACCGCGAGGCACTTCCGTCTCGCCGTAGCTCGGCTGAAACTGAATCGACCGCTCGACCGGAGTCATCCCTTGTAATTCATGAGCGAAAATATCGCTCTCGGCTTGACTACTGCCGCCGGGTTGACCGGGAAAGCCAGTGACGTACTCGGGGCGCGAATCGGGATAATATCTTTGCAGGTTCTCCGTCGGGACGCCGCGATAATCCGGCGTCGTCGGTTCTTGCAGGTAATCCAGCTCGACCCGTCGCAGGTTGGGATTACGCGCCCACGGGTCGTGATCGACCTGGATAAAGCGCGACGGCATTTATTGCGGCACGACGCGCAGGTATTTACCCGTCCTCCCCGGGCGGGTGTCGGGCACATAGTGCTGCCCGTCGGGCGCCATGCGGGCGCCCGGCACCGGTGGAGCGGGCACCTCGCCCTGACCGCCCCCTCCACCCGGAGTGGGTCCAGAAGGCGCTGCGGAGCCTGCCAGAGCGCCTGAAGGCGATCCGGGGCTACCGGACGGCCCACCAGCCTTCTGGGCCAGCTGGCCCGCCTGCGCGGCCAGCAGGGCCATCTTCTGCTGCTCCTGCTCCTTCTCCTTGTGGGCTATCGTCTGGTCGTCGGGCACGACGTCGTCCGGCATACCGAGATTAGAAGCAATAGCACGAAGAACCTTGGCACGACCGGGGACTCCGAGGATCTGAGCGTCGATGGGGTTGGCGGTAACCTGGAGGAACTGGATTTGTTTCTGGCGTTCGGTCTCTTTCTGGACGGCGACGTTAACCCCGTTGACGACGATTTCCTCCTGGCCCGACAGCAGACCCGAGTCGTCGGTCAGCATCAGCATGTCGTATAACTGGGTAAGACAAGGCTCCATGACGTCGATGTCGATGTTGGACGCCACAGTTTGCAGTATCTTAGCCGCGTTGTTCATCAGCATCGACAGACCGCTGGCCGTCCGGCCCGCACCACCACTTAACGACTCGCCCGTGGTATATCTCGGTATAGCCGAGATATCGTCGGCGATATTACTAATTTCACGATAGATTGTGAGCAATTCTTGCGAATTGCTCTGGGGCTGAAAGAAGCTGATGGGTTCCTTGGAATTATTACCGAGGGGGTCGTCGGTGACGTGCCATCTTTTCCAAGGATAAAGTTGATCGGCGTTCTCCGTAGGAGAAAGGCGGTCGTCGTTAATGACCACCTGCGGACCGCTGGAGATCGCCAGGTTATTGACCATCGATCTGAGGGCGGCATTGGCGACTTCCTGCATGTCCTCCAGAATATCCGGCAGGCCGTGGCCGGCGACGGTGCCGGCGACCTTCTCGAAGCTGGTCAGAAAGTAGGGATGGCGCTGGCGTGGGCTGGGGTTCAGTTGTGTCTTGAGAACATGGCGCCCGACGACCCAGGTCTGGACGCTGAACTCGCGGTCGGGATCGGTGATGAGGTCTTTCGAGACCCCCTGGTCCATTAGGAGCTGGCCCTGGACATTGCCGTGGTACTCGATGGCGTCGATCATGTTGGAGCGGTTGGTGTTGGGGTCCTCCCGGCCGGCGGTGATGGCGGTCTCGCTGTCGGGCGCGTCCAGCCAGTCACGAAGCCCATTGGCGTAGTCCTGAAGGGCGCCTCTGACGGCCGCCTGATCGTAACCGGGAAGGTCGAGCAGATCGTTGAGGTCGGTGCGGGTTAATTTCTGGCGCTCGATGATCTCGCACTGGTCGAACCGCGAAGCGCCGGGGGTCCAATAAATATTAAACGGGTCGACCCTGACCCAGAACATCTGCGGGATCTGCTCGATCTGAGGCTTACCCTGAACCCACTGCAGCCTGGGCACCATCTTAACGACCGGCCCCTTGAGGCAAGCAAAGGGAAACTGCGGCAGATCCGCGAGGAACTCGGCCAAGGCATCGTAGAAGTGGCCGGCTCTAAGCGTGTCCTCGACCCGGTTGGTCGCTTCCTCCGCCTGCCGCATGGCCTGCCTTCTGGCAGCTTGCTGGGCCTGATACATCATGTCGAACAGGCGCTGGTGCGCCTCTTCGGGCGCAACAGGAGTACCCTGCATCTGGGCGGCTTGTTGCTCTTGAGCAACAAGCCGCATTACCGACATGGTGATCTCTTCCGGAATCGGAGGATCGGGCTGCGCACTGATGACCCACGGCATCTGGGCGCCCAGATAGACATCCCGGAGAAGGGAGTTAGCCCCCCGGCATTTCACGGCGACTAACCGTGAATACACTTCAGACCCACCGAACCGCCGGATTTCGGCTATCTTGGAGGGGTCGTATTTCCCTTCGAACATGCGCTGGGCGCGCAACAGTCTCTCATTGAGACTGTTGGTGCCCGTATTTCGATGGTTGCGAAACATCTCCCAGCGGGATCGCACATAGTGCGACAGGTCCGGCGGCAATTGCGGCCGGTTGACCTGGGAGAGGATAGAGAGCCGCTGCTGTTCCTCGTCGTCGAGCTGGGCCGGGCTTACTACCCGTAGTAAACCGCCGCCGGGGCGGCTGGCCATGCTGATAGACGGGGTCGACGACGAAACCCCGGGCAGGGCTTGCGGCATCGGGCGTTATTTCTTTTCGTCTTTTGGTTTAGCCGAAGACGACGAGTGCCCGGCCGAGTGCCCGGTCGAATGACTGGCGGTCGCAGCGGTAGCGCCGCCCGCCGCCGGTATCGTAACTGCGTTGCTCGGCGGCGCCGCAGTCGAGCCGAGGGGATTGGTCGCGGTCACGACGCAGGTGATCGACGTACCGGCGTCCGCGTCGCTGACGGCGTAGTCCGCCCCGGCGCCGCCGGCGCCCGACCACGCGTAGGCATAGGAAGCGGGCACACCCTCCCAGTTACCCATAGTGCAATGGAGGACACCGCCGACCACGGCGTCGCCACTGACCATCGGCACGTCCTTATTGACCGGCGCGGCGGGGCGGGCACCCTCCCATGCCACGAGGGTCTCGCCCTCGACCTTCTCACGCATTGGCAAGGCTGCCGTTTCCAGCTGGGCGCCGGCATTGGCCTCGTTCTCGCGAAACCACGTCGCGTGAGCGTCGATGAGCCAATTATGGTAATGGGTTAGCGAGGCGGGGTCGGCGGCGACCCCGACGACGGGCGGCGGCAGGGCGACCAGCCACTCGAAAAAGCCGTCGGCGGCGGGTGCCGTGCGGCCCACCGGGACGAACCCCAGAATGCTATCCAGATCGACCACGCTGCCTTCGGCTACTTTAGGTGTCGTCATGATCGACCTCCCGGTATATCGCTCGGAGTCCCCGGCAAATGCTATACTCATAGTGGTTTATAGCGGAGAACACGGTGGGCGACGACTTCTTTCTCGACCCCAACCCCCTGCTCGACGACGCGCTGGTCATGCGGTTGACCTACGACATGGCGGCCGGGATACACGAGCCGGCCGAGATCGCCGTCAGGTACGGGTTTCCCGACAAGGCCGGGTTGCGGACGTATCTGAAAAATCATCCTGGGGTGATTGCGAATATCCGCAAGGCCAAGGCGCTGATGGAAAGCGAAGAAGGCTCGGAGACGCGAGCGCGCCTCAAGGCGATGCAAGCGACGGAGGGATTAATTGCTTCTACAGCAAGCATGGCGATAGACCCCAGGATACCGCCTCAGCAACGCATAGATGCGTTTAAACAATTATCGCGAGTGGGTGGGTTGGACGGTTCGGCGGCAGCGCAGGCTGCGAAGGGCGCCGGCGGGCCGGCGTTTACGCTAAATATTTTATTCAGAAACAATCCCGCTGAGAAACTCAACATTATCGATAACGGGCCAGTGGGAGCGCCGGCTAAACTTACTACCGTAGTAAATAATGATTTAGACGAGTTCGAGGAGGACGTTTAGTGGATTACGAACCGCCGCCAACTGTTGAAAAATTTATGCACGACCCGGCCCGGATACGGGTTTTAGTCGGACCCCTTGGGTCCGGCAAAACTATGGGTTGTATAATGGAACTGATGCGGTGGGCCTGCTCTCAACCGCCACATAACGGAGTCCGATATACCAGATTCGCACTGATCCGGAATACACTCCAACAATTACGTCAGACGGTATTAAGCGATACGATGTCATATCTGCAGGGTATGGCCCACTACTATACCACCGACTCGACCATACAATTCCGCTTGACTCTACCGGACGGAACTCGGGTTCACTCGGATTGGTCCTTGCTTCCATTGGATAACAAAGAAGATGTCAGGCGCCTGTTGAGCTTACAGCTCACAGGCGCCTGGATAAACGAAATCCGCGAAGTGCCTTTCGACATTATCCGGCCTCTCCTGGGCCGGTGTGGGCGATACCCGTCGAAGGCCATCGGCGGCGCGGCGCGACGAGGGATTATTGCAGATACAAATCCGTGGACGACGGATAGTCCATACCATGAGCGGATGGTGCTATCCCCACACCCTTCCTGGAAACTATTCCAACAGCCCAGCGGGCTATCGGCCGATGCCGAGAACGTCGAGAATTTACCCGACGGGTATTACGAAGAACTGATGAGCGACAAAGACCCCGACTGGTGCTCGGTTCACGTCGAGGCGCAGTGGGGGATTTCAAACGCGGGGCAGGCCGTCTTTAGACGGACTTTCCACGCGCCCACCCATGTGAAGGACATGGGGGTTACCGTCAACCCCTTAAGGCCGGTCATGGTCGGGATGGATTTCGGCCGGACGCCGTGCGCCGTCATAGGACAGCACGACAATTATGGCAGAGCCATCATTATGAAAGAGATCATTACCGAGTCGATGGGATTGATCCAAATGGTGGAGGAGCATCTGAAGCCGGTTTTAATGAATGCACCCTATGCCGGGCGGCGGGTTTTTATTGTTGGCGACCCGGCGGGATCACAGCGGTCCCAACTGTCCGAAGAAACTAATTTCGACGTCTTGCACGAACAGGGTTTTCTGGCCTATCCGGCGTCGACGAATCAGATCGAGCCTAGATTATTGGCTGTCGACAGACTGCTACGGCAGACCTTGATGGGCGAACCCGCCCTTCAGATTTCTCGACTTGGCTGTCCCACCCTTATTTCCGCGATGGGAAATAAGTATCGCTACCGTCGCAAGCGCGACGGTCAGATGGAGGATATCCCGGAGAAGCTCCACCCGTGGAGCGACGTGGTCGACGCGTTACAATATTTCTGCCTGGGCACCAGCATGAATCTCACCGGCCGGGTGGTTGCTCGAGACCGGAGGTACTCGAGCAGGCCGGTCAACCGCGTCGCGGTCTCGGCGGCGGGCTGGACCTGATGTGAGGGCGGCACTAATTATCTCACTACTGGGAACAACCCAACGCTTTGATCTCACGACGGGAATACCCCCGTCGTAGACGATCATCAGATCGCCGTGGCGATGGCGGCGTAATACCAGATCCACCGTAGGCACGGAAACACCCACCGATCTCGCGACCTCGGGGCGGGTCGGGAACGGGGTGCACGACGCCCACAGCTCCACCATAAAGGCGAGTACACGGGCACTAGCGTCGGGCGGCCGCTGCGACCAGCTCTTTTTACGGAGATAGGCAACAAGATTAACGACCGTCTCTTTCTCTAGAACAGGCAGCGCCATAAGTCATACCATCGGTAGCCGGTCTGTCAGGCGAACAATCTATACATGGTGTTAGTTCGCCATACCACAACAATATGACGATAATCTGTACGATTTCAGACAAAAATAAGATACGCCGCCACACAGATCGCCGCCACGCCGTCTCGTATATATACGAGACGGTAGTCGTAACTGTACTACAGATAGTATTTCGAAAAAATGTTATTCCCATTTGGGGGGTTAGGGGGCGCGTGCCTGGCCGCCTTGGCCGGCCAGAACCCCCCGGGGGTCGGCGCGGCCAGCCGCACAGGCTCGGCCATCTGTGATCCAGTTTACTACCGGTAGTAAAACGCTAACTCATTGATATCGTTGTGGTTTACTACCTGTAGTAAACTCACGATAGAGTATTTTAGACAATCGTTCAGATATGAGGGGCTATTCCCTCGCTATGTCCGAAAGGGACAATTCGTTATGGCACGTGCACCTAAAATTCTAACCGACCCGCGTCATGCGGCGCAGACAGCGGAACGCGAGGCCCAAGAGGCTGCGTGGAACGCGGCTATCGATGGCGCGATCAAAACCTTGCATGACGCGCAAGGCAAGGTTGACGCGGCGAAAGCGGCCGTCATCGACGAAGAAGAAAAGGCGTTTGGGACCCGCGAGCGGATCTATGTTCAGCTGGCGAAACTCAGCAACGACAACCAGCTGACAGCGGCGCAAATCAACGACGCGCTATCCGCCGCGATCCTCCATCACTACGCGCCAAAGGCGAAAGACGGTTCCCTGCTAACCGTGCTTCCCACGGTAGGCTCGCTTGCCACGCTGAAGAGCGAACTGGCTCGCGCGATGCACCCCAAGGTGCGAGCGCAGGTTCCTGCCATCATTGCACCGTGGGCGAAAGCCTACAGCAGTGAGGATGCCGCGACTGCCAACACGCTGGCGGAACGCTTCGGGCGGCGGCATCACGCTGTCACGAAAGCGCTACAGTTGGCGATTGGCAAAGAGGCCAAACTGAACCGCGCAGGGACGAAAGTTGTTGAACCTGCGGTTCATCCGGTCATCTGCGATACGCCGGAGAGCGTGCTTGGCTGGATCGCAGCCAATCCCAAGAGCACGCCCGAGCCACGCCCGGCAACGGGTGTTGCGCCAGTCGCACCCAAGGAAATGAGTGCGCCGGATAAGGCGAGTTGGCAGATTGGCCAGCTGATCGCCAGCGTGACCGCTGTGTCCAATGCCTACGCGCAGCCGGATTGTCTGGCAAAGGTACTGGCCGCACTTGGCGAGTGCACTGCCCAGAAGATGCTCGCCAACGTGGCAAAGGCGAAGCCGAACACGCCAACGCCCGTGATCGTGCCTGAACCGGCAAAGGTACTGCTTCCTGCGGAGCCGGTTCCCGGTGCGGCGGATTTGGACGATGCCATAGGCGGTAACGACACAACCGCCATGATGGAACAGTTCCAGGCGTTTCAGGCGTTCCAGGCGATGATGAAGGCGAACAGCGGAAAGTAATCCGCGACACTTCAGATACCCCGTGCAGAAATGCACGGGGTATTTTTTTGCCTGCAATCTGCCACGCAATGGCCCGGCATCGATGCCGGGCCATTGTTGTTTGTGCATACCGTACAGATAGCTATTTAAATCGATCGTGGGGACTGCCTGATAGGGTAAAGGATTATCAGGCTACCCTAGTACCGCATTTAATTTACCCCCATCACACGGGCCGCGCAGCGGCTTTGTGGCATTGGTACTACCTTGTGATTAGATAAGCTGTTGATATCAATTGATAACTAGAATTATTCTATTGTGTATTTACTACGGTAGTATGCGCGAGCGCACGAGATCGACAGATAGCGACCGGCCAAAACCGGCAATGAATCGAGGGCGTTTTTGCAATCAAAAGGGTACAGATTGCAACGGTTTTTATTTACTACGGTAGTGGAGATGAAGAACAACGAGGTTTTTCAATAGATAGAGAGAATATAGATATATATATAATATAAACATTTCATTAATTGCATTAATTGCCTTCACTTTGGACCATAAGCGAAAGAATTCTATTGTACATCCTACTATGGTTGTTTGCGCGGGCGAGCCGACGAAAAAAACGCGATTGGGTAAAAAAAAGCGGCAATGTTTGCAATCAATACGTTTTCCCTAGCGATATCAAAAAGATAGCTGTTGCAATTAATTGGCAATCAATTAGAATCAATTCCGATTTAATGCAGAAAAACGGATGGAAACCAGCCAATGCCCCCCTCAAAAAAGCAAATTACCGTCCTTGTGGACCACGAATACGCCGATTTAATCGCATATATACGGCTAAAGCGGTTTAAAAGCGCCGCCGAAGCAGTACGCGACGCATTGCGTCAGGCCGGCGCAATCGGAGTAAATCGCGAATCTATGCGTCTACATTTAGGCGGCGACATTTCACGGTCTTCGACCCGCATGAATATCGAGTTCCCGAATGATATCCTGCTCGCGTTGGCCCACCGCCTTAAAGAGTAGGTAAATTATGAAAACAGATCGCACCGTTGACTTTGAGCCTGACGTATTCGCAATCATCAACGCATATGCTGACGAACACGGTATCCCATTCGATGATGCAGTCGCTATTCTGCTCAAAGACGGGATCACCTTGATAGAGAACGATCCAAAAGAGATGGAAGCCTTTGTTAAAGCCTTGCGCGGTAAACCCAACTAGAGCCAACCTTACATTGCGTGTCGGTGACGCGCCCTCGCGCCATCGACACTCGCTATCGTGTAAAAAATAATTTTTATTCTATTCTACAGAATTTTTTAGTTGACAACTGGTAGTGACAGTGGTAAAATTCACAATCGGCAATCCCTGGTGACTGCCGGTATTGTGCCGATGTAGGTGCAGCGAGCTGCAACCCGCACTGTCACAAGTTTTACTACCGGTAGTATACACCTGTCGCCGTTGTGGCGGCAGGGTTTACTGCCACATGACATAGGTGACACATGACAGTTAAGATCAACGGCGTTACCGTGCACCCCAGCGTCACTATCGAAATCGTGCACGAAGCTGCACTGCGTGAGATGACCACCCTCGATAACCCCGGCTTCTGCATAAGCTGCGGCGAGGAAACCGACGGGTGCGAGCCGGACGCCCGCAAGCACGAGTGCGAGTGCTGCGGCGAGCCTGCCGTGTACGGCGCGGCGGAGCTGCTGCTTCACATGGCCTAGGGAATGAGCAAGTGTAACTACTGCACGCTCCGCGGCCCTTCAAGCCAGCAACGCCGGTTCAAATCCGGCTGGGGACGCCAACACGAAAGGGAGGTGATGCCCGATCCGCAACCCGCCTGAGCACATAAGACCCAAGCCCCTGCCCTAACCGGCGGGGGCTTTTAGGCAGCCG